AGTAACAAAATAAGACATGCCAACAAGAATGCAAAGCCAATGTGCCCTAAAAATATTAACAGTAGCACAAGAAGCCAAGCCATGTCAGGCACTCTTCATGCAAGTAGTCTCAGCCATGCGTTTCCAATTGCCTTCAAAGCTCTTGCGCAAGTCTGCAATCTTCAGGGCCATACGCAAGCTCATCTCACGCAAGCGATTTTGGTTTGCTTCCATGAACTCAACAATCTCGTCTTGCACACACGGTTCAAAATCATACTCTGAAAACAACACACCGTCCTTGGCAATCTGTTTGATACGCAACACTTTGTCTCGCATGGTGTCCAGTGTCAAGTCCAAGTAGTGACAGCGTGACTGCAATGCATCCAAGTGATCACGCAATTTTTGCGATTTCATGCCATCAAACTTCAAGTTGGTAATAAAAATTACACTGCCCTTGAACTCGAAACGATCTGGGATGCCTTCACGGCGCAGAGCACTGCTCTCACTCAACCAGCTAATGGTACGCTTTTTACCGCTGTCAAGGGCACCCTTCAACAAGTTCAAGGCCACGTCGTCAAGCAAAATGCTGTCACAGTCATCAAACACCAACACACAATTACTGTCTGAGTATTTGTACAGGGTTTGATACAGGCCAATGGGCGTTGCACTACCTTTGACAACTTCTGCACGAAGTCGCTTGCCTGCCAATTTATCAAACAAGGTGGCCTTTTCAATCTCTTGCTCAACACCAAACGATTTGCCAACTCCAGGAGGACCTGACACAATCATAGCACGGATGTCACCATTGACACAGGCCTTTGTCATCTCATGCAAGATGTCAAAACGCTCGCGAATACGTGTCATGATTTGTTCTTCTGTTTCTGCTTCTGCTTGGGGGGCAACGAATGCCACTGTATTTTCTTTGCTCACTGTTTCTCCATTGACATACTCGATGTCGCTGATGTTGTTGACTTTGATACGGATGGTGTCGGGGCAGTTGGGAAATGCACCGTTGTTTTCTACTGTCACAAAATTGCCTTTGGCGCCAGATTGAAAACCTGACACAAGATTGAAAGCGATGTTGCGCACGGGTTTGTTGCGATACTCACCGTTAATAACTCGAATTGCACTCATTGTTGGCTCCTTTGAAATGCGGTTGTTTACTGTTTATGTGTCTATTATAGCAAATGTTGAATTATTGGTCAACCGGGGCAAACAGTTCTTGCCCTTGTTGCATAAAAACAACAAACGCTTCCATTGTGCGTTCACTGTACATCATGCGACCATGTTGTTTGATGTCTTGCAGTGTTTCCAACAAGCCCATGCCCTGGAACTCTGCTTCTTTTTGTATTTGTTTGATTGCTGTGGTGATCTGCATTGCTGGCTCCTTTTTGCTTTGTATGTGGTTATTATAGCATTTTGGGAATTATTGGTCAAGTACTACCAAAGTATTACTTTTTGATTTCTCAGCACCAACGATTTCCCAATGACTTCCGTCACACTTGACAAAAATCTTACGACCAAAAACTGTTACAAAACCATACTCACCGTCTTGGTAGACGTTAACTGGATCTGGGACAACGGTCACCGTACGGGCTGTCTCACAGTAATCCCAGCGTCTGGTAGGCAGCTTGTTTTTGAAATACATGTAATTTTGACTACCTGTAACAAAAAGTTTTACCTTCATAATCTGCCCTCTTTTGCGTTGTATGCCATTATTATAGCAAATTGGGCGTTTCTGGTCAACCAAAAAAGTACTACTAAAAAAGTATTACTTTTTGAACTGTTCAAAGAAGCGGGTGTTGATTTCGTCCATTTCTGCCTGCTCCACATAGAAGTCAGTGGCGGGATCGTAGTACTGGCCCGCTTTGTTGTCATAATACAACACACGACCTGAGAAGTTGAACGGGCCTTCCAGTCCCTTGCGAGGGCCATACTTGTCACGCATGATGTCTATGGTATCAACTACACGATATCCCATTGCTGGCTCCTTTTTGCTTTGTAAGTGGTTATTATAGCAGTTTGGAAATTATCGGTCAAGTACTACCAAAGTATTATATCATTGCCAGTGCATTGCTACCACAGGATCCGAAATACATTCGTGCGGTTTGGGCTTTCCGTGAAATACCAAAATGCTGGTGCCGTCACCCACCACTGTAGGTGCGCCAGGTTTACGGGGACGGCGGTGGGAAAAGTCATAACCACCTTCGCTGATTTGCCAACGCCAGCTTTGCAGTTGACTTTGTTCAAAGTTTCTGCGTTGATTGTGATCAATCACTGCACCAATGTAGTCTTGATCGCCTTGGTATCGCCTTACAGTTTGTTGGATGTCTAATTTAACAAAGTTTGCCCATACATCAGCAAACTTATTGACATTCCACCACATCACACTGCTGTTGATTCCTGAATGTGTGCTTTTTTGCAGATATCTAAAATCTCGTATGGTCCAAAAATAATCAGTGCTGAGTTCGGAAATCCAACTGATGCTGTTGATGATCACACAATCAAGATCAAAGTACAACAAGTTACCTGCATGATGTTCAGGATTGAACAACTGCATCTTGTACCACCACGACCGTTTGGGTCCTGATATACCTGGCCATTCACTCAAACAGTGTTTGATCATGTGTGACGGTACTGATCTGTGCTCTTCGGTGTACACATGAAAACGTATGCCTTGTGGCATGTGTCGTGTCAACATGTTATACAGTTTGTCCACGTACTGCCAATCATATCCAGTGCCGTGTATTACACAGGCGCAGTCTACAATCTGATCACGACGTGGAGAGTGTTTGCTCATGACCAATAGGGATATTGACGTAACACAGCATCAACTGACACAGGATACTGAGGGTCAACTTGGTGAGTGCTAGTTTTGTGATTGATAGCGGTGCCGTCAAGTCTTTTGAATGTTTCTAGCATTTCCTCTGCATCTCGGTGCTGTGTTTCAATGCAACTCCAGGTCTTGCTCTTGATGATGTCGTCATTACCAATCCAACCCCAATGCCAGCCAGCAGTTTTGGAGAACGGTATACAGTGACTACGGTCTTTTTTCTTTTGGGCATGCCCCACTCCACTCTGCAACCCCTTGTATAGTTTGCATGGATCTGCAAACATGTGTTTTTTGGCCACAACATTTCCAGTCCACTTACGATCCACTCGTTGATCCCAACGATAGATATACATGTCAAGTGTGCAAGTTACTGGTTGATTGACAGTATTGACCGTTTGTAATATTTCTGGCCATAGTTCAGGATTAATAATTTCATCCAAGTCACTGTGCATCACAATGTCGTCATCACTACAATCTTGATAGCCTTCTAACAATGCTGAACGCTGTCCGTTTTCAATGTCCCAGTTGGTCCAGGTCTCAGGAATGTCAAGGCGCACCACACGCAGTCGGTCTCCCCAGTGACTGTAGCGAGACATGTTGTCTGACAGATAGAATGGTTTGGGCCGGCCGCTCATGGTTCGATTGCCTTCGCAAATGACCCAACGGTCTACGTAGTGTTTGGTGAGCTCCAAACGTATGTCTAGCATGTCAAACTCGTTGTTAAAAAGTGTAGTATCTACTATCATGTTAAAATTTAAAAATTATTTGGTAAGCATCGTAAATGGGTTGTTTGCCTTGTTGTGCTAGATATTCAACAATGCGTCGACCTTTGCCTGTTCTACGATTGTCTTCTAAAAATCTAGCATTGTCATCTATAGCCACAACAGCACCTGGTTTGATGTGTGGTTCAATGGCTAGAAATTCCTTCAAGTGGTGTTCGGCGCTGTCATGATCGTTTTTCCATTTTACGTCCCAACTGTCTAGATAAAACAAATCTACTTGACCAAGATCGGTTTGATGTAGCAGCCAAATCACACTGTCACTGCAACTAGCACGGAAACAAGGATTGGACAACGCTGACTGTGCGACATTCACTGCCGCAGGGTCGATGTCTACTGATCTTACTGTGCCGCTATGGTGCTCTACAAACTCCACAAACAATCGAGCACTTTGTCCATCTTTCCAGTTGCCCGGATTACGCAGGGTGCCAGTTTCCACAATGTGGTATTGAGATTGCTGAAGACTTTCTAAGTGGGCAAATATCAAATTAAATCCATCTGCACGACAGTACAATCCTTCATGCAAGCCACGCTTGGCGCCGCTGGTGTTTGAGTTCAAACAATCAAAATATTGTTCACGATAATGTTTAAGCCATGTCATGGGGATATTTAAGTTACTAGATGCCGCTATTGTCAAAATCTGGCTTGTCTACCAACCAGCATCGTCCAGAGCGGCGTACTTTGAGATTACGATTGCCAAAAAATTCCCACACAGCTTTTTGTACTCCTGGGTGACCCTTGGTGTAATCATCCCCGCCAAATTGGCCACCAGGACGTATTTTTGGCCACCAGGCATGCAGATCTTGTATCACACACTCGTAAGTATGTCCAGCATCAACATAACAAAAGTCCACACTGCTATCGTCAAACTGATTGGCTGCGTCCCAACTCAAACTTTTGATAGGCACAATAAGATCCAATACAGGCGCCACATTGTGTTCAAACACTTGTTGTAAAGTTTGCGATTTTATTACGTCTCGTTCGGCTAGTTCTATGCCGCCGTCCCAGGTATCCACACAGTAGAACTTGCCAAACTTTTTTTTCTGTAACAATTCAACCATGCAATAAGCTGTGCTTTTTCCAGTCCAGGCACCCAGTTCAACCCAACAGCCTCCTGCTGGAAATGAGTTCAACACAATGTCCAACATTACTGTGTTTTTATGACTCATAAATCCGTCAATGTTTTGATAAAAGTGATTCATTTTGTATTTACTCATAATCTTAGCCTATAAATATCTACATGAAAATAGTATTAGTTACAGGCGGGTTTGATCCGCTACATTCGGGACACATTGCCTATTTTGAAGCAGCCCGTGCCTTGGGTGATAGACTGGTGGTTGGTATCAACAGTGACGAATGGTTGTCACGCAAAAAAGGTCGGCCGTTCATGCCCGCAGCAGAACGGCGAGCCATTATTGAAAACTTACGCATGGTAGATCGTGTGATTGAATTCAATGACGATGATGACACTGCAATAAATGCCATACATGTAGCCCGTACATATTACACTGTACCTAGAACCAAGTTTATCTTTGCCAATGGTGGTGATCGCACTGCTGATAACATTCCAGAAATGGTTTTTGATGACGTGGACTTTCGTTTTGGTGTGGGCGGCGAGAACAAAATGAATTCTAGTTCATGGATATTGACCGAATGGAAAACGCCAAAAACTGATCGTGCATGGGGTTACTATCGTGTGTTGCACGAAGTAGGTGCCAACACCAAGCTCAAAGAACTCACTGTGATGCCCAAAACGTGTTTGAGCATGCAACGACATGACAGTCGTGCAGAGTTTTGGTTTGTGGCTGAAGGCCAAGCCACAGTGTATACCTTGGACGAAGCCTCAACTGATCAAGAAGTCAAGTGCAGTCTCTCAATGCATGAACACACATTTATCAAAGTCAATGAATGGCATCAACTGTGCAACGAAACTGATCGTCCACTGAAGTTGATTGAAATACAGTACGGTGAACGCTGTGTCGAAGATGATATAGAACGCAAATGAAACCTATCCCTGTATTTGTAGGATATGATCCTAGAGAAGCCATTGCATATCATACATGTGTGAATTCAATCATCAGACATGCCAGTCAGCCCGTGGCCATTATTCCTGTGGCTTTGAACTTGTTCAAGGACTACGATGAAACACACACTGATGGCAGCAATCAATTTATCTACAGTAGATTTCTTGTACCACATTTGATGGACTATCAAGGTTGGGCTATATTCATTGATGGCGACATGATCCTGCGTGGAGACATTGTGGAACTATGGAATCTACAAAGTCCCTACAACGACGTCATGGTGGTCAAACACGACTACAAAACACGCATGACTGAAAAGTATCTTGGCAGCAAAAACGAAGACTATCCACGCAAGAACTGGTCCAGCGTGATATTATGGAACTGTAGCAGTTTTCCCAATCGCAAGTTGACTCCTGAGTTTGTGCAAAAGTCAACAGGTGCAGAACTGCATAGATTCTCCTGGCTAGATGATGAACGCATTGGCGAACTGCCCCCAGAGTGGAATTGGCTGGACGTTGAATACGAATGGAATCCCCTGGCAAAACTGGTGCATTACACTCTAGGAACACCTTGTTTTCATGAGTTTGCTGATGCAGGTGATTTTGCAGATGAATGGCACCGAGAACGCATACTGACAGAATACTGCCAGCAACGGAATATAGTATGATCAATCGCAGTAATTATAACATAGATTGTTTTCACAATGCTGTTGTGTCTAAGGCGTCTGGTACTACCAAAAAAGCCAAAAGAAATGGTCACTTGAGGCAAGCACTGAAGTCAACTACAATCTCAGGGCATGTCATGGAGTTTGGTGTTTGGCAAGGAAAAACTATGACCAGTATCAGCAACTATTTTTTCAAACAAACAGTCTGGGGATTTGACAGTTTTGTGGGATTGCCAGAATCTTGGTTTACAAAAAGTAGTCAACAAGGACCAAGTCATCCAGCTGGCAAGTTTAGTCTTGAAGGAAACCTTCCCACAAGCATGTCAAATGTAAAATTAGTTGCTGGTTGGTTTAGTGATACTGTGCCCAAATGGTTAGAACAGAATTCTGGGGATATACGTTTTTTACATATTGATTCAGATTTATATTCAAGTGCCCTCACAGTATTAACTTTGCTGAACGATCGCATAGTCCCAGGCACTGTGATTGTATTCGACGAGATGTATCCTTGGGCAAATTATGATCATTATGATCTTTGGGAGCAGGGCGAATTTAAAGCACTGGGAGAATGGGTTTCGACTCACCATCGTGAGTTTGTTCCGTTGTTTCGCAGCCAACATCAACAATGTAGTTTAAGGGTAACAAAATGACTAACTTTATTTTTCTCAGCAAAGATGGCGAAGACGAATACATCAACATGCTGGCCAAGAGCGTGGGTCAAGAACCCACCAACACAGACTTTTTTGATTACAAGTATGATGTATTGCAAGACGGAATGACTCCAGTGCTTCGTGGCATTTTAAAATACAAGATCATGCAAAAATGCCTAGCCGACAACAAAGATTTTTACTACGTGGATTCTGGCTATGTTGGCAACAACACTAACAAACTAAACCCCAGGGGCAATAAACTGTATCATCGCATTGTCAAGAACGATTTGCAACACACCGAAATACGCTCCCGTCCAAACGATCGTTGGAGAGCACTTGGCATCAACCTACAATCAAGAAAGTTTGGCAAAAAAATTATTATTGCGGCACCAGACGAAAAGCCCTGTAGGTATTATGGAATTGATCAAGAGCAGTGGGTGCAACAGACCATTGAAGAAATCAAAAAATATACCGACCGTCCTGTCATAGTGCGTCAACGAGCACCAAAGCGAATTGATCGGGTAACAACTGCGCCATTGCAGCAAGTGCTGACACAAGACGTTCATGCTCTTGTGACATTCAACAGTGTTGCAGCAGTGGAATCTATTTTGTCAGGGGTGCCAGCATTTGTACTGGCTCCCAGTCACATAGCACAACCTGTGGCCAGTACGCAATTGAGTCAAATTGAAAATCCTTACTGGGCAGATCAAGACAAATTAAATGCATGGTGCCATAGTATGGCATATGGTCAATATCATGTGCGCGAACTGCGCGATGGTACTGCTTTTAGAATGATGCAAGAACAATGAAAGTCATAAGCTATTCGGCCACGCTGCCAAGAAAAGAACAATACACGTCTGAGCAAAGCCTAAAGGCAGCCACAGACAAACTCAATACTTTGAAGTTTTTTATTCAAGGTGTACAAGCCTGCGGCGACGAAGGTGTGATTGTAGATGACGCTACCTATCAATCCAGTGACGTGGCCGTGATGCTGGGCTGGGTACATGAACATGGCAAAACTGCGCCACACCTGCAACTGCGTCAGCAGATATTGGATGGGCAACGTGCGTACAATGGTCGTACTGTGATTGCTGACAGCAATCTTTTCCTGTACAAAAACACAACCAATCCTGGCTACTGGTTGCGCTACAGTTTTGATGGCGTATTTCCCAACACAGGACAATACTGTGACACCGCACCTGACCCTTCTCGTTGGACAGCAGTACAACAAAATCTCAATATACATCTCAAACCTTGGCGCACACAAGGTAATCATATCCTGTTGTGTTTGCAACGTGACGGTGGTTGGAGCATGGGAGGATTTGAAGTGTTGGACTGGGCAATGAAGACCATACTGCAATTGCGCAGATATACCAACCGACCCATTAGAATACGTGCGCATCCTGGCGACAAACGAGCCAAGAAGTACTGCGACCGATTGATAAAGCTGTGTATTGGTCGCAGACTACTCAATGTGGAACTTAGCGCACCAGATACATCGCTAGAACATGATTTGAAAAATTGTTGGGCAGTGGTCAATCATAACTCCAGTCCTACAGTGGGTGCAGCAATTGAAGGTATTCCAGTTTTTGTCACTGATCCTGAACGCAGTCAAGTGAGAGAAATTGCCGAAACAAGATTAGACAAAATAGAAACTCCCATGACACCTGACCGTGACGCATGGATACAACGTCTTAGTCAGTTCCATTGGAGTCACCAGGAGCTAATAGATGGCACAGCCTGGGCACACATGAGAAAGTTTGTAGAAAAATGATAGAAATTATTACCAGCTTTGATCAACGATACCATGACCTAATAGGCAAGGATTGTGTAAGTAGTTTTTTAGAACACTGGGATTCACAATTTCAGCTGACCTGTTACGTGGAAGGTTTTACTTTGCCTGACCATGCAAGGATTAATCAAATTGATTTTAACTTGCAAGTGCATCCAGAGTATCATGCATTGCAAAAAGACACTGCCTATGGCGTGCAAGTTAAAAAATTCAGCAAGAAAGCATTCAGTGTGATACATGCTATGTATCACAGTACCGCTGATTGGATATTGTGGTTGGATGCTGATGTAGTCACAATGAAGGCTTTGCCAGCTTACCTAATCTTAGACTGCATGCGGTCTGAAGATCTCAGCATGTACATGGGTGTGACTTACACCATTGACAAGTCAGGCAATCCTGGATCATGGCTTGTGCCCGAAACTGGTGTGTTTGCTGTAAACACCAAACATCCAAAGTTTGAAACTTTTAGACACGAGTATCGTAGACGCTATATCGAACGTGATCATGCAGACTTGCGCAGATTCTACGACAATGATGTGTTTGGCGCTGCTATGAATCTTGCTGATGCCCCAGTGTATGATTTGTGTGAGGGATTTGCCAAACCTTACAAAACACCCTTGCCACACACAGTACTAGGTGAATACCTTATACACTACAAGGCCAAGCACAGCAAGGCAGAGTATCAAGCGGACCAATAACTTTCGCTTCGAGGCTGAATGAGATCCTTGGCTGGACTACGGCCAGTTTCCTTGCGCTTGCCTTTGAGGTGATCAAGATAAGCGCCCCAGGCAGTGTTGATCAAAGGGTGCCCTTCGCCTTTGATCAATCCCTGACTCCAGTTAAGTTGGCGCCATTTAGGATGTGTGGCTTGTACTTCGTTACGAGTCTGATCAAAAACCCAACAATCGTTCCATTCACTCATGGTCATTAGCCTGCCGGAGTCATATGCCAATTGGAATTCTTTTAACCATATGCGGGTTATAGGATTCTGCAAGTTCATGCCATATAATCCGCATTCGGTAAACTTCTTTTCACGGCCCAGATAAGCCAGTCCTACCTTGGGAGGCATTTGACTATCTATAAATGCTGTGGAGATAGGTGTGTGGCACACCATGTCAGCATCCATCCAAAACAACACATCTGCATCGCAGTTGGCGGCGCAGTGAGTAACAGAATATGCCTTGTGACTGAATCTTATTGCGTCCCACCGAAACCCTATGCCTGGTGCTTTGCCTTTTCGATCCGTAGGTCCTGTAGCAACCAGGCCACGTGCTCTAGGGTCATTGCCCCAACGCTGTTTGAAAGCTACAATTTCTGGACTTACAGCATGTAGGTCTCTCACATGTAGATTGGGTGCAGATTGTGTAATAGTACAATCTTCTGTGTAAACATAGAGATCAACTTCTTGAGGCCAATTTTGCAAAAATGTATCAATCATGCGGCTGGCATATTTTTGATAACCGTCAGCGTGGAATGTTGTTAGTACTGAGTATTTCATATTGTTTGGTAGATTTGATTTTGTTTATTGCCCCAATACTGATGATCGGCAATTTGTTGTTTTATAATAGAGGTATCTATTACAGTGCCAAAGTTTTGATTTCTAGTAACATCTAAATCTATACTGACTCGTTCTGGATGAAACCAAAATGCATTTATAGCTCTTGCATCAAATGTAAAAAACTCATAGCCATATTGTGACCACAAATCTTTGTACTTTGACAACGAACAGCCATAAAGAAACCTTCTATTGTATGTGACTTTTTTCATTGGGTTTTTGACATAAGGAAAACTGGCCCGCTCGTCACCAAAGTTCTTGTTAATTTCGCAACACACAGTGGCCGGGCGGAATCCCAATTGCAATAGAGTCGATGCTACTTCATAATCAAAACTGTCAATATCTAGACTAAAAAAGTCTGGTTGCCAATATTGTTCAGGTATGTATTGTGCAACATCATCTGGAGAAATCATTTGTTGTATTTTGATCAACTGATCCGGCCATCTTTCAACCACAGATGGATCCCAGTCCCAACCGTCTATGCCAACCCCTGAATATCCTTGATGTAGTAAGTCTAGAGTCATGTTTTGTGTTCCGTCACCAAACCCAATTTCCACAAAAGTTTTTTTTGGGTCAGACATTCCGGCCAACATGTATTCAATGATGCCAGTTTCAGCATTTTGACTAAATCCTTGCCGCTCATACGGTAAATGTTTCATAGTGGTATCCATATTGTGTTGCTTTTACTCTTGACAGGAGCTGCCTCATATGGACCGCACAAATCGTTAAGCCATTGTCTATGTTGGTTTTGTTGACCGTTGTCTTCTATCAACAACCAAGGTCTGTTGCGTTGTATAGTGGCACGGCTTCCTTCTAACACTGCATTTTCAAAACCTTCAACATCAATCTTGATCCAATCAACTGATTGAAAATTAAATCGATCCAGTGTAGTCAACTCTCCAGTGTGTTGTTCAAACTCTGGGTTGGGCACAAACTCTGCAACTTGTTTGGTATGCCCACATTTGAGAGTTTGTAATTCAAATGTTGCTGTTTGATCTTTATCACTGAGCCCTAAATTATGCAATTCTACATTGGTGTAATTTTCTAGATTTTTTTGCAAGACTTCAAAATTTTTGAGCACTGGTTCAAAGCATATCACCCGTTCAAACAGTTCAGCTGAGGGTCTGGCAAATATACCAATATTGGCACCAATATCAATCATGACACGCTTGCGAGGAATATGATTATATACATACCAACGATAACGATTTTGATAGTGTACATCTACTACTTCCTGCAGCCTCTCACTAAAAAATCCATTTGGTGGCTCAGAAGAATACCACAGTGAGTTTATTTTATACATATATAACTATTTAACTAAATGAAAATCAGTCTGTTTAATAATTTTGGTGCCTTAAATTCAGTGCCAGTTTTTCAAGCCATTGCTCAAGGATTAGTGTCCCAAGGGCACAATGTAGTTTATCATGACCTCACCGCCGATGCGGCTGTGATATGGAGCATGCTGTGGATTGGGCGTATGCGTCCCAACCAAGAAGTTTACGAAATATTTAGACGGCAAGGCAAGCCAGTGATTGTTGCTGAAGTTGGTATGATACAACGTGGGCAAACCTGGAAGATTGGCATCAATGGCACTGGTATTGGCAGTTACAACTTTAACAATCTCATCATCAACCGCGCTGCCTCACTTGGACTTGATCTCAAGCCCTGGCGTTCAGGCACAAACATTGTGATAGCCATGCAACGCCATGACAGTCAGCAATGGGCAGGATTACCTAACGCAAGTTCCTGGTTGGCCAATGTTGTAAAAGAAGTCAAACAGCACAGCGACCGTCCCATTGTGGTGCGCCCACATCCACGCGGTATTTGCTCAATGCCATCAGGATGTTTGATTGACCGGCCCAAGATTAACGTTGGCACCTATGACAATTTTGATTTTGATCGAGTGCTGAGCAATGCTCACTGTGTGTTGAATTGGAACTCTGGGCCAGGACCGCAGGCATTGATGGCAGGCATACCAGCATTTGTTGGCCCAGACAGTTTGGCCAGCGCTATTGCCAACTGGGATCTATCACAGATAGAAAATCCTCCACGTCCTGATCGTAATGTGTGGCTAGAACAACTGGCACACACTGAGTGGACTGTGGAGGAAATTAGATCGGGGTTACCGTTTAGTCGCTTAGTCTTTTGATATCAGCGTTAACCATGTCACATATCATGGTTGCAAAATCTGTACGTGGTTTCCAGCCCAATAACTTTCTCGCCTGACTTGAGTCGCCACACAAGCTGTGTAGTTCTGCTGGGCGTTTGAATCTCGGATCGCTCTTGACCAAGTTTTGCCAGTCTGGTATGTCCACGTGTTCAAATGCCACACGACACAGATCACCAATGGTGTGTTGTTGACCAGTTGCAATCACATAGTCGCGAGCTGTGTCTTGTTGTAGCATCAACCACATGGCCTCTACAAAATCTCCAGCAAATCCCCAATCTCTGGCGCTGTCTAAATTGCCCAAGGTAACTGAGTCTGCCAAGCCCAGTTTGATACGTGCCACAGCGTCTGTAACCTTGCGGGTCACAAATTCACGACCACGCAACGGTGATTCATGATTGAACAAAATACCTGAACAAGCATACAGACTGTAACTTTCTCGGAAGTTTATGGTCATCCAATGCGAATACAATTTGCTTACACCATACGGACTGCGTGGACGGAATGGTGTGGTCTCACCTTGTTGTCCAGGTTCAATGGCATTGCCAAACATTTCGCTTGTGCTGGCTTGATAGAACCTGGCATTGGGATTGTGTTGACGTATGGCATTGAGAATGTTTAGTGGACCTATACTGTTGACTTCCGTGGTCAATTTGTTTAAATCCCAACTGATACCCACAAAACTTTGTGCGGCAAGATTGTAAACTTCACGCGGTTGTATACTGCGCATGAGATGATTCATGGAATTTTCATCAGTGATATCGCCTGTGACTAACTCAATATCATTTTCAATTCCTAACCAGCGGATGTTGTCTAAATTAGGATTGCTGTACCTTTTTACCAAACCATATACTTGGTAACCTTTTTCAATGAGTAGTTTTGCAAGATACGGACCGTCTTGCCCGGTCATGCCTGTAACAAATGCTGTGGGTTTCATTTTGCCTCCGTTACATTATGTATGTGACTTTTTGAGACAATAAAAATTTATACCAGTGTTATATGTGCTCCACACACCACCAAAAAGCTGTCCAGGCAGCAATGAAGAATATCAGCAAAAAGAATTCCATTTCTGCTAGATCTCGTTGCCAGCGTTCTTGGTCAGTCATTCTAAACCGTGATATCTTCCATGCCTGCTGTTCGCAGTCGTACCACGTGGCCCATTTGCCATTGTTTGGTGTCCAAGCCCTTCATAATGCCCAGCCAGCGATTGCGTAACAGTGCTACTTCATTGATGATGGTTTCAAAGTCCACCACTTCTTCTTCACCATCCACATACTTTTCAGCATCACGACTGGTGAGAGCGCGGGCATAGCCTTCTAGATACTTCTGGAAATGTTTCCTGCGTATCTTTCGTAGTTGGATGTTGAGATAGTTTAACACGGCTTCAATCTCTTGCAGTTGA